TATACTACTGATAATCAGTAACTTAAGTATATTTTCTCAAACAGACTTAGGTATTAAAATGGCTACATTAAGTGAGAAATATCCAGATGTTACATTTTATAGAGTTTATGAATGGGAAGACTCATTACAGCCTAACATCAGATATTTTAATGCAGACTTTGGATTTCAAGAATATTATTACTTAACTGATTCCTTAGAAACAATTACAACCTGTATGTTTAAGTATCACAAGTTTAGACTACCTTCTTTAATATTGACATATAATGAACAATATAAAGTCACTAGAAAAGATGAACTTTGGGAGTATAGTTTAGATAAAAATACTTATGTAATAGTAAAGCTTGAAAGAAATACTAAAGGTAGTGAAAATGATTACTTTATTACATTTGAGACATACCTAGAAGACCAAAGAAAGTACAAAGAACACTTTATTTACTTACCAAAAAAATAAAAATTAATATGAAAATAATACTAGGAATATTAGAAGTGTCATTACTTATAACATTAGGACTACTAACTTTAGCAGGTTTGTATGTTGTATGGTTTAAAATGCTTCCTGATATATGGAATAATATAAAAGAGCAGTTGAAAAATAAGTAATTTGCAATTTGCGAATTGAGAATTAACTAAAAAACAATACTAATATGGTAGATGAAAAAATAATGCAAACAGTTAATGATATGATTTTTAAGTTTGCTGATAAAGAAAATCCAGTAGAAGCTGCAGCAGATCATGTTGACTCTATTATTGCAGAAATAAAAAAGAGTAAAGGTCCTATTTGGAAAGAAAGAATAAAGAATATGGAAAACATTAAAGTAGAAATATTAAACTATGGATAATAACAAACATGTATGGGAAGGTTGGACAGTACAGAATTTTATAGATGATCTAGAACCTATGTTTCAACTAGTAATGGCTGGTGGATCTTGGAAAAAACCTTTTCAATCTAAGGAAGAACTTAAGAAATGGTGTATGGATACACAACCTTATTACAAGAAACATATACCAGGAGTATTTAATCATTTTAAACAAAAAGCTAAATTATAATGGAAGATAAGAAATATTATTGGATGTCTTTTCAGATGGGAGACATGATTATTGACTCAGCAGTTACTGAACATCCTTTTATAGTAATAACAAAATTTAGAAGAAATCCTTCTTATGGAGCTTTACTTAATTGGAGACATATAAGTGAAGAAGATTATATATTATTTAATGATATACTATTTAACATAACTAAATATGTTGATGATAAAACAGAAGACTAAAAATTATGGAACTAAATAAGGTACTAACAGCTGAAGAAACAGCTAAAGAGTTAATGAGACAGCATTATATTGAGAACTATAAGACTTATGCTGATTATGATATGAGCAATGCTAAGCAGCATGCTTTGATAACAACTAAGTTCTTGTATAAACAGTTAATTATATCTCATAAAAAATTAGTGGCCAGTGGTGTAACCAAATCTTCTATAGAAGAGACAAGCACTTATAAGTTTTTAGAGGAAGTAAAAGCTTATATAAACAAATTTGAAGGATCAATACTAGACTAATGGCAATAAAATCAATAAGTGTAGAAATAACAATAGAAGACATAGAGCAATTACTAGAAAAACATTTAGTTATAAAAGATAAACAAAAGTTTTCTGAACTAATAGTAGGTCATCTTTCTAAAAGTAATATAGCTTTAGAACAAATTTATAAAGGTTTACTAGGAATGTATCCTGAATTTAACTACAAAGAAGGTGACTGGGTATACATAGATATTTCTAATCTAACATCTTGGAGAATGAATAAAGATTCTACTTTAAAATTACCAGGTACTTTAGGTCAATGTATACCATGTGAAATAACTAGTGTTGATGCATATAATGCAGCTCCTTATAATATCAGTTTTAAATATGTAAAAAAAGATACAGAAGAAGTTTTAGATGAAACTTATTATGTAGAAGGAAAATATATAGTTAAAAAAGTAGAAAATCTAGTAGATATATTAGATGAGATAGAAGAAATGCAAATAAATAATGAAGATATAGCATCTTAAAAATAATTTGTATATTTGTTAAAAAAATTATTATGGCCCCACAAGATGAAAAACAAAAAGCTAGCTGGTCAAACCCAGATCTAGGCTTTAATGAAGAAAAAAGCTCTTTTAAGAAAAAGAGAAAATATGTATACTTAGAAAAGTATGAAGAAACAACTGATTCTTTAAGAAAAGATATAGCTTCTTTAAATAAAATTACAACTATGTTGGCTTGGGCTATTGTAGTTGCATCAATTATTCTAGGATTAATTATTAGTTACTTATAGACAATGATAATTCAAATGCCAAATGGAAAGGTAGTCCATTTATCAATAGAAGAATACCTTAGCTTGTCAGATACAGATCTACAAGATTTGAATGGTATGAATATAGGGAGTTACCCCACTTCTCATTGGCATGATTCATCAATTAAAAAAGAAACCAAAGTTATCAAAGAAAAAGAAATTACTTTAGATTATGATCCAGATAGTGAAGAGATGATCTCCTCATTAGATATATCAATTAATACTCTAACAGTAGATGATATAGAAACTATAGTTAATATAGAAGATGTATCAGAAGACCCAGATTAAATACTATGTGCACAATAGTATTAATATGTTGAAGCCAGGATGAGTCTCCTGGTTTTTTGCATTTATAATAAACCCTGACTCACAAATCAATCAATCAATTAACAATCAAAAACCAAAAATCATGAACTCAAAAGTAACAGTAACAGCAGATGAAGCAACAGGAGCAATAGTAATCACTTCTAAAAACAGCCCAAATTGGGGACACATTAGATTACAACAAGTAAAATCAGTATTTGATGACAATGGCTTTGTAAGAAAAAAGCCTATTAGTGCTTTAGTACACGGTACAATAGAAGATTTAAAATCATTTAACTGGATAGCTAATAAAGAATTACCTGGTAAAATTACATTTAAAGAAAGCTTAGAGCCTTTTAATGTTAAAGATCCTGCTCGTGACTACAAAATAGCTGGTAAAACAGGTATTGTATGTTGTTTAGATGGACAACCAATTTATAGAAAAACTTTGTATACATTAAATACTTCAGCTGAAGATGTTTCAATTATGCATAACAATACAGAAGATATTAAAGCAGCTTATGCTAATTTATCTGAAGGAGTAGCATCAGATTTAACTGATCTATAATTGTAAATAAATAAACAAATAATAAGGAGTAGGATAGTAATCTTACTCCTTTTTTTTAACCTTTAAACTCCAGTAACATGCAAACAAAACCAAGTAGATTTGAAAAAGATCCCTACAATTCTTATCAGAATTTTTTATACAATAGAGCTTTATTTGGCTTGAGTATATATTCACAGGATGAGATCTCAAAGATGAGTATAGAAAAGAAAAAAAGAATTAACAAGTCTTATAAAAAATGTCAAGTTGTTGTAAATTTACTTAAACAAGAAGTAACTAATCAACTTGCTAATGAATTTTTTGTAAGAATATTTCCTGGAATGGAGATAACAAACAGTTTAGTAAATTATTTTGGTACTGAAGGTCATCCTGAGCATGTAAACAACATGTCATTTAAGATGCTTAAGATTAACAAACCATTAGTAATAGCAAGACTTATTGAAAGAAAAGTATTACCTAAGAATTTTAACCAACTAACCCCAACAGAATTATGCAAGTAGAATTTATAGTAAATGGTGGAGTATCCTTGCTCTTTGCTCCAGAGAATGAAGCTGAAGAAGCTTTATTAAAGCAAATGATGAAGCAAGACAATGACCTTAATGAAATTAGATCAGCTGTAACAGTTCTTAGTAAAACTTTTAGAAATGGTGTTCTTATTTGTAGGAAATCAGCAACAAGAGAAGTACTTGAGACTAAAGCACCTGAAAATGATACAGAAGAAAAAGATATGCAGTAATTGCAATCTTGAATCTTATATCTGGACTAACCGGGGAGGTAAGAAGCTTTGTAAAAAATGTTCAACTACTGGAGTTGACATGAAAAAACCAACAATTAAAGCAAAGCCTATTGCTCCCCGGTCCCAGAAAAGATCTAAAGAAGAAAAACTATACTCTGCTAAAAGAGTATTGTTCTTATTAGACTTCCCTATGTGTCAAGCTAATATTCAAGGAGTATGTAAAGGTCAGGCTACAGAAGTTCATCATAAGAAAGGTAGGATTGGAAATGATTTACTTGATGAGACTAATTGGTTAGCATTATGCCATAGTTGTCATGAGTATGTAGAGAACCACAGAGAGTTTGCAATGGAAAAAGGATATAGCATTAAAAGAATTACCTAAACAATTAAAAACATTAATTATGAGAATAAACTATGAGAACTATCCTATCTTGAAAAAGCTTCAAGAAAAGAGTTTAGGTGTATTGCCTATTTTTAAAGAGGATGAAGCTTTTATGGGTGAAACTTCTAAAAAGTTTGTAGAAACTTGGAAAACTTACAGGGAAGATTTCAATGTAAAAATTCATGCAGTTAGTCCAGCCTTTATGGAGGCTAAAGAAAAGGCTCAAGATAAACTACTAGGAATCTTAGAAGATATCATGATCAATGATATCTCTGACTTTGAGGTTAAAGGCACCTTCTTAATTAATCAGTTTGTTTATATGATGTCTTATACTACTAAACAAGGAACTCAAGATATGGAACTTTGTCTTTTTGCATTTGATAAGAAAGGTATTCCTTTATTTTATTATCATGATAGTGCAAGTCAAAAAATTTATCAAGAAGGATGGCTCAGTCAGGCTTATGCTAGTGGAAAAAGTACAGAATATGCACAAAAATTAATTCAGCAACATGTGATAAATGTTATATTTGTGGCAATGTTTGCTACTTATGCCCAAGTAGAAACTAAAGAGTTACTACCTAAAATAAAAATCAAAGATTCTACAGGGAAATATCTTAATGAAACCTCAAAAAATATAACTTATCTAGATAGTAAGTGGTTTACTACTCTTGTAAAATCAGATGGATTTTTAGTAAGTGGTCATTTTAGATTACAACCTAAGAAAAAAGATGGAGTATGGACTAAAGAACTTATATGGATAGATTCTTTTGAGAAAGAAGGATATACAGCTCCAGCAAGAAAGTTAACCCAACAACAGAGCTAAAACTATGGAAAAAGGATTTAGTATAAAAAGAATAACATGAATGGTAAAATAGTATTAGAATATTGGAAAAAGTATTATGATCAAACATATTCTCCAAATAATGATCATTATGGTAGATTTGCACATAATAAAGACTGGTATACTTCAAGAGATAGCATAGCTAAAGCTTTGTATACATTGACTTTATCTAATGATATAACTACAGAAGAATATCAAAATTTTATAAGACTGGTTCACTCTCCAGATGAAGAAAATTGGAAAGTACTTGAATCAATTATTGAAGCAATAGACACTGATAATGAACCACTAGAAACAATTTAATTAAAACTTTAAAAAATGAAAAATACTAAAAAATACACAGTGCATTCAATAAACCCAAATGATCTTGTAATCTTACCTTTTAATAAAAAGAAGTTAAATATGAAACAGGTAGATGTTTTTATGAAAACACTAGACTTATATAAAAAATAATATAAAAATTAATTAAAAACTTAAAAAGACAGAGACATGAAAAATATTATTGTACAACACCCAATTGAAAAAATGCAGACAAAAGATCTTACAGTTATACCTTTTAATAGAAAAATTAATATGAATCAATCAGATAAAATACTTACTTCTATGTTTAATTATGGTATTTTAAGAACACCTGTTTTAGCAAAGACAAAACTTAATGGTAATAAAATAGGTTATTATATAATGGATGGTCAACATATGATAGCAGCTCTTAACAAAGTAAATTGGAAAACTGTTGAATGTATAGTTGTTACAACAGAAGATATTCCTTTTATTGTAAACACAATGGCTAGTCTTAATAATTCTAGCTTAAAATGGATACTTGATGACTATGTTAATGCATATGCTATGTTATGTAATAAAGAATATGAAAAATTAAGAGCACATAAATTAGCAACAGGTTTAAATTATGCAATTTCTTCTATAATTTTAGGAGAAAGTAACCATAATGTTATTAAAAATGGTACATTTAAAGCAACATCTAAAGATGCTGATAAAGTTACTTCAGATTTAATAGATGTAATATCATTTTTAGGAACAAACAATTCTAAATTCATGAAATCTTTTGTTAAATTCAGAAGATCTCCTAGCATAAGTTACAATCATACTACATTTATGCAAAAATTAGCTCAAAATAAAGCAAGTATGAAGTTAGTTCATGATGAGGCAGCTATGAAAAACATGTTAGAAGAATTATATAAATAATATGGAAAATAAAATATGTCCAATATGTGCAAAGAATGCAGACAGTTCTAAATCAGTTGAATGGGCTAAGAAGCCTTGTGATGACTGTACAGAACTTATGTCTAAAGGCTTTGTATTAATAGGAGCTGTTGAAACAAAAACAGTAGATGTAACAAGTCCTTACCGGAGTGGGAATTTATGGGTAGTTGCACAGTCAGTAGCAGATACTTTATTTGCTCCTAATCCTGCACCACCATCAGGAGTATCTTTTATTGACATTAATGTTGCTAAAGAACTAGACTTACCTAATATTAATTTTGATGCTTAGTATAGACAAAAAAGATTTAGAAACAATACTAACTACTTTAAAAATAGCAGAACATTCTTTAAAACAAGAAAAACCTAGCTTTACTGCAAGAATGATGGTATTAGAAGTTATTGCTTTAATAGAAAAGCAGTATTTAAACAAAAAATAATTATAAACTTTAAAAAAACAAATTATGCAATCAATATTATATGTTTTAGCTTGGCTATACTTTATTATATCACAAATAATGACTATTGTCTTTTGGTATGAATGGGCACAAAATCATGGACTTATGAATACTATATTTATAGGACCCTTTGTAGCAGAATTTAAAGGCTTATTGTGGCCATTCTTTATGTAATATGGGTCAATACTACATAGCAATAAACAGTGATACAATGGAATGGGTTTCTCCACATGAATCTGGAAATGGAGCTAAACTTATGGAACATTCTTACATAGGTAATCTATTTGTAGAATCTGTAGAGTTTTTATTATTAGATAATGGTACAGATAAAGCAAGATGGTCTGGCAAAAGAATAGTATGGGCTGGAGATTATGCTGATCCTGAAGCAAAGGAAGGTGAGACTTTATATGAATCATCTCAAGAAAAAAATGCACTTACAATGCTTATTGAAGCTATACCACCAAATTATCATTATTTAGTTAACTGGGACAGACAAGAGTTTGTAGATAAAACTAAATGTAAACCTATAAATGGAAATTGGAATACAGATGAGATGAGGGTTCATCCTTTACCTTTACTAACAGCAGAAGGAAATGGAAGAGGTGGTGGAGACTATCATGGAAATAGTATGGAATTAATAGGAACTTGGGCAAGAGACAGAATAAGTGTCATGAAAGAGCCTCCTATTGGTTTTACAGAGATTATTCCTAACTTTACAACAGACTAAATATTATGACAGTTATTCATGAATTACAGCAAATAATGTGGGTTACTACACCTCATGGAGATGGACAAGTTCTATTTCTTATGGACTATGGTGTACATGAAAACACAATATTTGTTGTAGCTCTTGAACAAACTGGTGTTATTAAACATTACAATAGTAATGATGTAACTTTATGTAAAAACAATACAATAAAAATGAATGTTAATGAAAAAAACTAAAGATCAAATACAAACAGAAGCATTAAAAGCTTTAAGTAAAGTAAAAAGAGGAACTGTGGCTATGTCAGTAGGAACTGGTAAAACATTAGTAGGATTAAAACATATGGCTTCTTTGTATCATGATAATGCTTTCTTTCTTGTAGTTGCTCCAAAAATTTCCATATTTCAATCATGGAAAGATGATGCTAAAAAGTTTGATATGGAGTATTTAATATCTCATATTACTTTTAGTACTTATTTATCACTTATAAATCAAGATATAGATTATCAAGCAGTATATTTAGATGAGGCTCATTCTTTGTTAAAATCACATTCATTGTGGTTAAATGATTATCAAGGCATCTTAATAGGATTAACAGGTACACCACCAAAAATTGAACAATCAGAAAAAGGAAAGATGTTTAAGCAATTTATTCCAGTAGTATACAAATATGAAACAGATACTGCAATAGAAGATAATATTCTTAATGATTATAAAATTATAGTGCACACCTTAGAACTAGACACAAAACAAAACATGAAAGCAGGCAAAGCACCAAAGTTCTTTTACACATCAGAATCAGCTAATTACAAATATTGGACTGGTAGATGTCATAGAGCTAGTAGTGATAAAGAAATTCATATGATGAGAATCATGAGAATGAAAGCCATAATGAACTTTCCTACTAAGGAAGCTTATGCTAAAAATTTGTTAATGTCTACTACTGAGAAAACTTTATTGTTTGCTAATACTCAAGAACAAGCTGATAGACTTTGTGATAATAGTTATCATAGTGGTAATCCTAATTCTGAATACAATCTACAAGATTTTAAAGCTGGAAAGATTGATGAACTAAGCTGTGTCTTACAATTATCAGAAGGTATTAATATTCCTAATCTTAAAATAGGTATAATTATGCATGCTTATGGTAATGAAAGAAAAGCTAGTCAAAGAATAGGTAGGCTTTTAAGATTAAACCCAAATGATAAATCTACAATACATGTATTATGTTATATAAATACTATAGATGAAGATTGGGTAATCAAAGCTTTAGAAGATTATGACCAAACAAAAATAACCTGGATATGAGCCACCAAAATTTAAAACAAGATGATGCCCTTAACATCACATTAATGCTTGCACATGTTAGATGTTTATCAGAATTAATTCATACCTTACCAGAGCATAGGTTTCAGTTTAAACATTATTTTAAAAAACTGTTTTCTACTGTAAAAGAATATGAAGAAGCTTTGAACAAACTTACCAACTATAAAGAAGGTAGTACTACTTCAATGGAACAGCAAGAAATATATGACTTGTTAATGGACTTAACTTATGATGTAAGAGATCAAGTAATTAAAAAATCAAGAAATGGAAACAATAACCCTGGACCCAATAGTGGAGAAACAGCTTGAAGCTGAAATTAAAGAGATGACTGAACCTAGTAAGGCTATAATTCTTTACAATGATGATGTAAATTCATTTGAACATGTTATTGAATGTTTAATATTATACTGTAATCATTCTATTGAACAAGCTGAACAAGTAGCATCTATTGTACACAATAATGGTAAATGTGATATTAAACATGGTAGTCAGAAAAAACTTAAACCTATTTATGAAGCATTACAAGAGAATCACTTATCAGTAAAAATAGAATAATGAAAAAACAAGTAAAAATTATAGTAAACTTAGTTGAATGGCATGTTATACCTTCAATGGATGTGTTACCATATTACGGAGGAGAATATGATCTAGTTAGAACATGTTATTATTTTTTATGCATTAAACTATATATTACAAAATTAAAATAATATGGATTTACCTAAACTTGATGAGCATATCTTAATGCAAAACTCAGAACTAAGAACAATAGAAACTCCCATCAACCGGGGTACAACTATTAAGTGGCATGGATCATGGGATTACAAGAGTAATCTTAATGAAACTACATTTAAAACATTAACAAAACAACCTTATCCTCATAAATTAATTGAAGCTATTGAAGTTGATTTAAGCCCAATAGCAAATATTAAATTTTATAAGGTAACAATTAAAAGATTTTAATATATTTGCAACATGGCAACAACAGCAATACAAATAGGTGACATAAAAATGAAGTTTATGACTCTACCTGCACACTTAACTAATGATGAGGGTGTAAAACAATTCTTAGATATTACTTTATATCAGTGTGATGAGGACTTTATTCCTACAGGACAGTCTTCTCATAGTCTACATGAAGATGATGAAGAAACATATCATAGAACTTTAAGATTACAAGCAACTGAAAAAGGTCATTATGTACCTGAAGAGTCAACAGACCCACAATGGAACCCTAACTATATAGAACCAGAAGAAGATGGAAATGAAGACACCCTTCCAAGTGATATGCTTGGACAACAAGAGTAAGCCCAATGATATTCCTAACTCTAAATGGTTAGTAGAAGGGCAGACATACACAGTAACTAAAGTAGCAAAATTATTGATTCAAGGTGGTATGGTAGGTTTTAAGTTAGAAGAACTTAATATTGACTCATACTTTCCTTATCAATTTTTTGCAGCCAATAGATTTGGCTTACCGGTAACTCAAGGCTGGGACATAGAAGCAGCTTTAGAAAAAATTCTAAAGGAAGCTAAAGAAGAAGTACATGAACTTAATGAATACTACTCAGAATGAAAATCAATTTAAAAGATTATGCTAAGGATACATTGTTCTTAAAGCATGTAGAAAGAGTTTTGGCTAATCAGTCAGAAACAAAAGGTTTGTCTAGGACAATAAGAACCTTAATCATTGAAAGAGATGAAATAGAAACAGACTTAGAACTAGGTGGAGAATGCATCTTAGAACTTGATAAAGAAAGATTAGAAGCTATCAAGGAAAAAAATAAGATGTTAGTATTCACAAATAGAGAAGAAAACTATTAATATGAAAAATTTAAGTTTACAAGCAGAAAATGAAGGCTTAAAACAATTGTTAGCTAATGGTATAATATATATTAACTATTGGTCTACTGATTGTGATGGCTGTAGTGCTGCTAACAATACATCATTTAAAGATATAGAATCTTTACAAAAGTGGATTGAAAATTCTTATGAAAATGATGAAGGATCTTGGGGTTGGGATTATGCAACCAAAGATACCTTAATTGAAGAAGCTCCAAGAGGTTATTGGGGTATGTAATAATCAATTATAATTAAGTATGTATTCACAATTTGGAGAAGATGACATAGTCATTAAATATTTTAATGATAATTATGGTGTTGATTATAAAGGAAATCTCTTAGATATAGGTGCCAATGATGGCATATTCTTATCTAATAGTAGAGCTTTGCTTGAAAAAGGTTGGTGTGGTGATTTAGTAGAGCCAGCAGCAATTCCTTTTAGAAAGCTTAAAAAAGTTTATAATGAAAACAATAATGTAAGATTACATGAATTTGCTATTAGTGCTGAGAATGGAACAACTATGTTTTATGAAAGTTCTAGTTTTTATACACAAGCTGATTCAGGGTTACTTTCTACAATAGTAGAAGAAGAAAAGAAAAAATTTATGACTTATGGCATGAGATATAGTCAGTATGAAATTGAAACTCTCACATTTGATAGTTTTAAAGAAAAAGCTTTTTGTCCAGAATGGCATTTTATAAGCTGTGATACTGAAGGAACTGATTATGCTATATTAGAACAGATTGATCTTAAAGCAGTAAACTGTAAATGCTTATGTATAGAACATAATGGTATAGAAATAGAAAAATATATCAAGCATGCAGAAAAGTTTGGGCTTAAAGAATTATTTAGAAATTATGTCAATATTATATTAACAATTTAAAACAAATAAAATGTCAGAATCAACAGTAACAAGAGGTGGAGAAATCTATAAGAAAACTAAAGAAGAAAAAGCAGCTTTAAAAGCAGCAAAGTCAGCATGGAAAAAAGCAAATCCTAATACAAAATGAGTCAAGAAGCTATCCACAGTGTAATATTAAAGAAGTCTGGAAACAAACTTGTTTATAGAAATAATACTGATGAAGGCTTGTATAAATTATTTTTAAACAGTTTGTCAGAAGATCACCTAGTTCAAGTATTCTTTGAGGCTAATCTAACAGATGGTACATATACACAAATTTCTAAAATTAAAGTGTGTATCAGAGAATTAGCTAAAGAAATAGGTGACACATTTGAAGATGTAGAAAGAGATATAAAGACAGCTAGTGGCTTATCATCAGAAGTAAATGGTGAAATAGAATATAAATCATTTGCAGATTGCTCTAAAGATGAGCTAAGTCTAACAATACAGACTTTAATACAAAGAGGAGATTTTGTTAATATTAACTTTCGGTAACAGGCTTTCCTGTTTCAGCATTAATTTCAACTTCTTTTACTTTGTTTTGAGCTACACCTTTAGTTTCAATCTCAAATATTAAAGCTAATATTAAATGTACATTGATTTCAAAAATATCTTTAGGTGCATCATCAGTTTTTAATTTTTCAACTACAGTTTGAAATTCTTCAGCTGTAACTGAATCTGCTAATGCTGATAATAAATCAACAAGTTTTTTGTAAAAAGTACCTGATATCTGTACATCAACAAGAGCATCAAAAGGTAATGTTTTATATTTAATAGTTTCTTCCATACAGCAAATATACAAAAAAAATAATATGAGCACACTAGATTCAGTAAATTTAGAAGAAGTAAAAACAAAATTGTATGAGAACTTAAAAAATTCAGGCTGGGGAGATAAGTTAAAAACTTTTATTCTTAGTAGTGAATATGATAAGATTCTTAATACATTACTAGCAGAGGCAAGAGCCGGCAAAAGATTCACACCACCAGTAAAGCAGATGTTTAGAGCATTTGAGGAATGTCCATTAGACAAGTTAAAAGTTGTAGTAATAGGACAGGACCCTTATCCTCAAATATATGTAGCTGATGGTATAGCATTTTCATGTAGTAATATTGGTAAACCTGAAGCATCATTGAGATATATGTTTAAAGCTTTAGAAGAAACAGTATATCATGAAACTTATACAGGAGATGCTGACTTGGCAAGATGGTCTAATCAAGGAGTACTTATGTTGAATTGTGCTTTAACAACTACAATTCATAAAACAGGAACTCACTATGAACTTTGGAGACCTTTCTTAACATTCTTATTTGATTTTCTTAGTGTTAATAACCCTAACTTAATCTATGTATTTATGGGTAAGAAAGCTCAAGAATGGGCAGAATCAGCACCGGAATATTCAGAGAAGATATTTACAAGTCACCCAGCATCAGCAGCTTACAAAGAATTATTATCTTGGGACTGTAATGATGTATTTAATAAAGTAAATATGCTTACAAAAAAACAATTTAACCAAGAAATAACATGGTAACAAATGAAATGAAAAAACTTGAAAAAGAGCAAGAGGAAGATGTAAAAATTTTTTGTGATAACTTTTATTCAAAGTATGGAACACAACCTAAAGTGCTTTATTTAAATAGAAATAACAAACTCAGACCTCTATCCCTACAAGATGTTGAGAAAATTGTTAATTTTGTAATGTATAAGAAGTTTGGTGATGTTTATACAGTAAAACAAAGAGTTAGAGATAGAGATTTAATATGTTACAGACAAGCTATGTTTTATCATCTTCACAATATGGGCTATACTTTAGTAGGTATTAGTAAATATTTTGGATTTAATCATTCAAATGTTTTACATGGTATAAACAAAATAAAAAACTTTATTGAAATTAAAGAAGAAACAACCTTAACAATACTAAAAGAAATAGAAGATGGCTTTAAAGAAACAGATGAACTTGTTGATATTGTTCAACAACATGACAGAGGAGAAACTAACTCCTAACCAATTTTACCTACTTTATTGCATTCATTATAGTATAGCTCCTCCTAATATCAATGTTCATCAAGAGCTAAGATTATTAATACAAGATGCCTGGCTTACACAAAATGATAAACTTTATCTTTTAGAACCTAAAAGTATGAGTTTAATCAGTAAGATGGAATCTTATTTTGCAGTACAACTTAAGAAGTCTGATAACTCAATTATGGGTGATGATTTTGATGTTAATGCAGAGAAGTATAATACTTTATTTCCTAGAATGAAACTTGGTAGTAATAAACCAGCCAGAGCTCCAATCAAAGAAATTATTACTTCTTTTAGATGGTTCTTTACAGAGCATGACTATGCTTGGGATGTAATATTAGATGCAACTGAATTATATCTTGAGGCTGAAGAAGCTAAAGGGTATAAATATACCAGAACTTCTAAATATTTTATTAGAAAACAAGAATCTGATAAGTCATGGTCATCTGATTTAGCTGCTTATTGTGATTTAGTACTTAATGGTGAAGAGTTTAAGCAACCAACTTTTACTGAAAAAGTATTTGGTAAATAATACAATTGATTATCAACTACTTGTGAAAAAGTATTTGAAATATTAAAGTTTTTAAGTAAGTTTGCTTAAAGAAAAAAACCAACAAATAATCAAAATACATGGCAAAAGTTAAATGGAAGACTCAGAAAGAGGGCTTTGTGGAATCCTTGACTTATTTACAAGGCAGGATGCATGGGAAGATTACCAGTATTAAAACTCCTTGGAATTCTTTTAATGAAGCAACAGTTAATGGTATAGAATGGCATTCTACTACTGTTATTGGAGCTAGACCAGCTACAGGTAAAACTATTATTAAAGATTTACTAATAGCTGGAGCATTTAAATGTAATCCTTCAATGTCTTTTAGAGTTTTAGAATTTCAGTTTGAGATGGTAGGTAGGGTATCTGCAATTAGAAAATATTCAGGACATACAGGAAAAAGTTATAAACAACTTTGTAGTGCTGATGAAAGATTAAGTGATGCAGACTTTGAAAGTTGCAAAGCCTTTGCTAAAGAACAAATAAAGTATCCTATTGACATAGTAGATGAACCCTGTAATATCTTAGAATTTAAAGAAATCATTGAAGAATATATGATTGAACATTCTAGTTTAGATAAAGATGGTAAAAGAATTTATAAAAATACTATTGTCACATTAGATCACTCTATTTTACTAAAAAGAGCTCCTTTTGAAAAAGATGTTTATGACACTTTATATTCATTAGGAGAAATGGTAACAACTCTTAAGAGAAGATACCCAATTGCTTTTATAATAGTTAGTCAACTCAATAGAAATATTGATAGCCCTGAAAGAAATGAAGATGGAAAGTATGGTAACTTTATTTTAGAATCTGATTTATTTGGAGCAGATGCTTTGCTTCAACATGCAGATACATTAATAGGACTTAATAGACCTGGTAAGCAAAAAATTACTTATTATGGTGTAGAAAGATATATTATAAATGGAGATAAAACCATATTAGCTATGCATTTTCTTAAGTCAAGAAATGGTGAAACAGGTGTAGCTTTCTTTAGAACTGAGTTTGAAAGAATGAGTATAACTGAAATCCCAACACCACCACAACAAGTAAGAAAAGTAAGAATATGATAACAACAACCTTTGGATTAGACAAAAAGGAAAATCTTAAGTTAATTAAAGATTTTCATAGTAAAGCAATGGTACAAAATGGTGATGCTGATAGCATTATTATACCAAAAATGGCCTATAGGCCTACAGGAAAGACTGAAATATATATCAGTTTTTTTCACAGTGAAATTAGTAGAGGACAAGATCTTTATATTGAGTTCACAAACAGAGACAATGTTCCAGAAGATATGGAGAGAACTTTATATTTATGGAGATTCAACCCTCATTTTGATGAGGAGTATGAGAAAACAGAACCAGCTGCAGGAACAGGTCACATAAGATATCTTGTACCTGTAGATGAGTTAAAAGTAATTAAGAGATATAGTATTTCTGAACCTATTGAAGAAGCCCCTATTGCTCCTCCAGTTAAGACAAAAAAGATAGAGACAAAGACTATTGAAACTGACTTTGACTTGCCAGATTTAAGCTTAGACCCTCCTATTAATGAGATGACTATGCTAGATCTTGCAGCAATATTATTGAACAAACCAGTTAGTAAAAAAGAATGGCTTAATAACATAATAAAAAATAAATAATGGAAAATAATGAAGTAATCAAAACAGAAGCAGACTTAAGTAAGTTTCTGAATACCTTAATTGACTCAAAGAAGTTACCTTCTCATATTAAAACTGTAGAAGAAGCTTTTACTATTGCTCAAATGGGTAAAGAATTAGGCTTTCCAACAATGCAAGCATTTCACTATATCATACCTATTCAAGGTAGATTAAGTTTAAGTGCTAAAGCAATTGGTGCATTACTAAGAAGAGGTAATATAAAGTTTTATACTAAAGAAGATGGTGTATATGTTTATCCTGATGGATCTACAGATATTATATCACCAAAACCTGATGGTACTAAACCAACTGATAGAAGAACTACAATTGTTTTTACTAGAGATGGTATGAATGAAACATGTTCATTTACATGGAAAGATGCTACTCTTCAAGGTTTAACTAGTAAAGATAACTGGACAAGAATGCCAAGAGAAATGCTTTATGCTAGATGTCTTGCTAAAGGTGCTAATAGAATTGGTGCTGATATGTTACTAGGTTTGTATACTGCAGAAGAACTTGCTGATACTTTCTTAAAAGAAGAACAAGTTAAAAGAAATGATGATGGTACAATCTCAGAAGTAGTAGATACAAATTATACAGAAGTTAAATAATAACATAATAACATAAAAAATAAATAACATGAGCGGAAAATTAAGTACAAAAGACATCAAAGTTGGTGGAGAAGGAGTTGCTAAAACATTAGAACCAGGATCTCAAAAATGTAAAATTAACAATGTAGCCCTTGAAGAGTTTAAATACAAGGAAGGTGCCTATAATGTTTTATTAAGTTTAGAAAGTGAATCAATGGGTGATGCATTTGAAGGCTTCTTTATTAACAAAGACAAGCCTGAATTAGGTAGACATGCTGGAAAAGTAGGTACAGTTAAATTAACTGAATGGGCTTTTGCTGATGGTGAAACTAAATCTGGTATTGCTGTAAGCAGAGATAAAGAATTATTAAAAGCTCTTAAACAATTGTGTATTAGCTTAGGTTGTGATTCTTGGTTAGATAAGCAAGACAATAAACATGATACAGTTGAATCATTGTTTGCTGCTTTTGGTAAAGACAAACCTTACAAAGACACTTTATTTAATTTCTGTATTGCAGGTAAAGAATATCAAAACAAAGCTGGATATAACAGCTATGATTTGTATTTACCAAAATATAGCAAAGATGGTGTACCTGTTGAAGCTTTAGCTGCTGAACCAAGTAAACTTATAAAGTTTGCAGAAGGTACTCACATTAAAAGAAAAGCAGTTACAGCTGTTAGTGAATTTGGAGATGCTACTGATACATTAGATGCATCAGGTGGTCTTATCACAAATTCAGGATCAGACTTTGATCTTTAATATTAACAAGGGGAGCTAATAACTCCCCTTTTATACTAAAACTATGTTAAGAATAAAATCATTGATTACAAGTATAAGTGAAGTTCCTAGAGAATGGGTCTATGAACATTATTTAAACTTAACAGAAAAGCTGAGTGGACAAGACATAAAGATTAAATCAGTATTTAATCCTAATGACAAAACTCCATCAATGTATATATATTATTCAAAGAACACAACTTATAGATATAAAGACTTTTCTACTGGTAAAACAGGAGATGCTTTAGATTTAATACAGCAGATGTTTACTTTAAGTACTCGTGGAGAGACTGCTTATAAGATAATTGAAGATTACAATACTTATACTCTTACCAATAAGGAAGATTATAGTATAAGAGAATTTAAAAGACAAACTAAATTCAAAGTAACAAATTTTGCTACAAGAACATGGACTAACCTAGATAGTAAATTCTGGGGTAAATTCCACATAAGCTCTAAACTTTTAGAGTTTTATAATGTAATGCCTTTAGCAGAGTATATACTTTCAAAAGAAGAAGAAGGTGAAATAAAAGAACTTACTATTAAAGGCACTAATATGTATGGTTATTTTAGAAAAGATGGTTTGTTGTATAAAATTTATCATCCCTATACAAAGGATCATAAATTTATTAAGATAAAAGATTATACTCAAGGCTCAGACCAATTAACTATGGAATTACCATATCTAGTTATCTGTAGTTCATTGAAAGATATAATGGCTTTTACTAAACTTGGATATAAGAATGCTGAGGCAATAGCCCCGGATAGTGAAAATGTTTTGATACCAGAACATGCTATCACAGCATATAAACATAAATATAAAGGTATCTGTACTTTATTTGACAATGATAATGCAGGAAAAGAATCTATGAAGAAATATAAAGATAAGTATGGTATACCATATGTTATTCTTGATATGTCAAAAGATTTATCTGATTCTGTAAGAGATCATGGCATTCATAAAGTTAAAGACCAGTTAACCCCTTTATTAAAAGATAAGTTAAATGGATGAGTTTCAAGATTGGTTAATGACATTAGAACAACAAGACTTAACCAATGAACTTAAAATGGAAATACTTTCAAAGCTAGATGGACTTATTAATAAAGAACTAATAATAATGTTAAAAAACTTAAAAGCATGAGTTGGATATATAAAGGAAGAGTATTTGAAGATAATGACATTCCAGAAAATGGAATAGGTTTCATATACCAAATGTCTGTTATACTTGATGGTAAATCTTATTCTTATATAGGTAAGAAGAACTTTTTTTCTAATACTAAAACCAAACTTGCTAAGAAAGCTATCTCTACAGACAAGAGACTTAAAAAATACAAAGTAGTAACCAAATCTGCTTATCAAAACTACTATAGTAGTAATGATGTACTCAAAAAAGCACATAAAGATGGTATGCTTATTCAAAGAACTATCCTTAAGATATGCTTTAGTAAAACTGAATTAACTTATCAAGAAGTTAAACATCAGTTTGAACTAGGTGTATTAGAAAATGATATGTACTTGAATGGCAACATATTAGGCAGATTTTACAAACAAAAGAAATAATGGCAACAGGATTAGAATTGATGCTAAGATTAAGAGATCTTGGTATAGTAAGCATATATGCAGAATTTTCTGGTGGAGGTGATAGTGGAGCTATTGATAATATTAATTATCATGTATCAGATTGTACAATTAATAATATATTTGCTGTAGAGAATAAAGAACTTCATAGTGATGTAGATGATTATTGTTATACTTTAATTCAAGGAGGAAAGATAGAAGATTGGTATAATAATGATGGTGGACATGGTACTTTAAGTATAAATACTAAAACTGGAGAATATGAAATAGATGTTAATATTGAATATAGAAGTTATAGTACACATAATCATGAAGGTAATATAATTGAAGATTAATGTCACATCCATATGACCATAGCCGCTCCTCTGCTAAAAAGTGGGGAGGGGAACCTGAAGAGTATTTACAATATCATGAATGGTTTGATGAAACTAAAGCTTGGGTAGGTCACTCTTATCACAGAATGTTTAGACATCACTCAGAAGGTATCTTTCAATTAGAAGAAATCTTTGGAAAGTTCATGATTAACTCTATAGGCAAAAGAGTATATATAAGATATATTGGAGAACAACATGTCAAAGAAGATTGCAACAATCACATACCTTCAGCTAAAGAATGGCTGGATAATATATCAAACAAAACAACACCCTTATGGATGATAAAAACACTAAAAATAGAAGACTAAAAGAAAAATTAGTTATTGATTCTGAAGCTTATGATAATTTAACAGAAATGTTACAAGGTACAGAAGAAGATCAAGTAGTTGCACTAGAGTGTATCAATAATATGGACCAAAAAAAATCATTAATTTATACTTTATTCTTAAGAAAGAATAATCTAAAAACTTTTGGATTATGGCATGGACACTGTTCTAAAGTATTAAAATATCATGCATCTTTAGGTATTTCTAAAGATAGTAATAGTATTAGATATAATGATATAATGAGAATCATGAAAGAGCAAAACAATAAAGAAGAAAATCTAAAAGTTTTTATGAAAGACTTTGCTAGATTTCTTAAAGATAGCATGTCTACTACTCATTTTGAATTTATTGATGATATACAAATTGAAATAACCTTAAAGAAAAAAGATGAAAAACAAAAGTGAAGAACTAGCTAAGGCTAGTAAAGATTTGATGTTAAAGGAGGCCTTTTATGGTCTCTTTCTTATTATGCTTAATAAGCAATGGAGTACAAAAGTACCTACAGCTGGTGTAAGTAGACTAGGAATTAACTATCAATTATATCTCAATGAAGAATTCTGGGATAAACTAACTCCAGATCAAAGAATAGGATTATTAAAGCATGAGATTTTACATATTGCTTTCTTTCATGTCACAGATTATGATCACTTAAGTGATAAAATGATAGCTAATATTGCTATGGATATTGAGATTAATCAATATATTGATAGTATCTTCTTACCACCTGGGCCACAACTTCCTGAAGTATATCCAGAATTAAACTTAGAACTTAAGAAAGGTACTAAGTATTATTATGATAAGTTGATAGAAGCTAAAGAGAATCCAGGTACATGTCCTAATTTGGATAAGATGATTGAATGTAATGAAAAAGGAGAAGGTGGAATCACTGTATCTATTAATGGACAAGGAGAAGTTGAAGTTAAATTACCTGATCATGGAACATGGGAAGAGTTTGACAATCTAGATGAAGCAACTAAGAAGTTGATTAAAACACAAACAGAGCATATACTGAAAGAAGTTGTAGATCAAGTAACAAAATCCAGAGGAGTTATTCCTGGTGAAATGGCTGAAATCATTGATAAAATTTCTAAACTTAATCCTCCAAAGTTTAATTGGAGAGCTTATGTAAGAAGATTTGTTGGTGGATCAGTTAAGACATTTACTAAGATGTCAAGACAAAAGCCTAATTTTAGATTTATTGAAAATCCAGGATTAAAGCATAAAGAAAAAAGACATATCCTAGTAGCTGTAGATACATCAGGTTCAGTAAGCACAAATGAACTTATAGAATTTTTGCATGAAATACATCACATTAGTAGATCTGGTACAGAAGTAACTATTGTACAATGTGATACTGCAATTTCTCATATAGGGAAATTTGATCCTAAGAAGGATTTTGAAATTCATGGTAGAGGTGGTACCAGTTTTCATCCAGTAACAGATTACTATGATGCAAACAAAAAGAAATATAACTGCTTGATCTATCTTACTGATGGAGAAGCACCTGCACCAGAAAAGTGTAGAGGTCCTGTATTATGGGTTATATCATCTCAGTCTGAGCTTAATTCAGACTTAAAAGGTCTACAAATTAAATTAAATTAATATTCAAAATAAAAATATATGTCAACAACAAGTAATAAAATTAGCTTAAACTCAGAAGAATTAAAATCATTCTTAACTTATATTTATAACAATAACAAAGTATTATCTGAAAAAGGTTTAGCTGTACAAGCAGTAAACATTGAAGGTGAAGCTGGTGGAGGTAAGACTTCTACTATTTTACAATTAGCTAATGAACTAGGAATGGAATTAGTTAGAAAGAATTTAGCAGAGTTAGAAGATGTGTCAGATCTAGTAGGATATCCATGTAAAGAACATGAAATGATTGCTAAAGATGGTACTAACCGCTGGGTAGTAGAAGGAGCAATTCCTCAATATATTACTGCAGGTCTTAAACCATCAGGAAAGATCAGAATGACTCATGCTTCTCCAGAATGGATTAATGGTAAAGAACAACCAATGATCTTATTATTAGATGATTATTCTAGAGCAAGTGAAAAGTTTATTCAAGCTACTATGACTTTATTAGAAACTCAATGTTATAATAACTGGTGTTTACCTGTAGGATCTATGATCATCTTAACTTCTAATCCTGATAATGGAAACTATTCTGTATCAGCAATGGATGGTGCTCAAAAGACTCGTGTAATTAATGTAAACTATAAGTTTGATGTTAATGTATGGGCTAGATATGCAGAGAAAACTGGTATTGATTCAAGATGTATCAACTTCTTGTTATTACACCCAGAGTTAATGGATGCTGAAGATATCAATGCAAGAACTGTAACTATGTTCTTTAACTCTTTAATGTCTATTGATAATTTTGCTGATCAATTACCATTGATTCAACAATTAGGTGAGGCTACTACTAATCCAACTTTTAGTACTTTCTTTACTACATTTATTAATAATAAATTAGATAAGTTAGTAACTCCTAAAGACATGTTATTACACCAAAATGAATCTCATATCATTGGTGAATTAAATGGTTGTATTGGTGTAGGTAATGACTATAGAGCTGATATTGCAAGTGTATTAGTAACAAGGTTAATTAACTTTACTTGTAACTATGCAGAAGGTAACACAATTACCCCGGCAGTTACAGAAAGATTAATCAAGTTTTGTACTGGTGAAGTATTTACTAATGACTTGAAATATATCATTGTAAAGAAAGTAATCAATAGCAATAAAGCTAAATTTCAAAAGTTAATGCTTAATGCAGAAGTTGTCAAGATGGCAATGAAGTAGGCAAAATAAAAATATATGGACAACACACAAACAATGACAGCTTCTCCTACAAATGGGGAGGCTGTTATATTAGATGAAGAATCTACAAAAGTACTATACAAAATGTTTAAAAGTAATGATACAGCTGATCATAAGATGGGTCAGTTAATATTAAACACTTGTGATGTAGAAAAATCAATTTATTATATCTGGCAATTAGCTAGATCTGTATATCCAAGTTTAATGGTAAATTTAAGAACAAAAGCTAGTAGAAACTTTAGAGACCAATCAAGATTATTCTTTATTAGTCAAAAAGGATCAAGAACTTTTTCTGAGTTCTTAACTACTCAAGGATGGAATACTCCTGAAATTTTTCAAAAATTAGAAAAAGATATAATTTCTGGAACTATTGGCCAATGTAGAAATAAATACTATAATGTAACATTGACAATAAAAGAAGAATACAAGCACTTAGCTTTAAATGTTGAACCAATTAATATAGAAACCTATGGTAAATAAACAAACAGCAGTCTGTATAGAAAGACTGCCAATAAAAAATAGTAGTTATAATTCAGAGTTAAAATATGATATTAGAGGAGTATTTAGTACTTATTCACCTTTAAGTATTCTTAAAGGACTTTATGTTCCTGCAGCTAAGGATAAGCTTTTTATATTTCCTAATTGTAATATTCCAAGATTTAAAGTAAAATCTTTTTGTGAATCTACTGATACAGCTGTAGTAAAGTTTAAAGAAAAAGCTAATATCTGGTTTACTAATAAAGAAAATATAGACACAGAGCTTATTGAAAAACTTTATAATACAGACTGTATTACAAAAAAAGCAATGTTAAAGTATCTTGCTGCAACTAAAGTAAGATGTTCTAGTGAGCATTTACAGCAAATTATTAAATTAATTGAAGATATTGAAAGTACAGAAGCTGATTTTGTTATAACATCTTATAGTGTAAAAAGTGCTATAAAATCAGCTGGTGCTTTTAATGGCCCTGTATATGATTTTATGGATGAACAAGATCTTGTTAGAGAAGATGCTAATGGTGATGACTTACCTCTTACTGATGATCAGAAAGAATTAGTTGAAGCTTTTGATATGACTCTTTATGAGTTTGAAAGTCCTGAAAAAGAGGTTCTTTATAATAACTTACTGACTCATGGTAATGTATATGATGAATCTGCTTTAGCATCTTTATTAAATGCTGAACTTATAATGGATCAAGAAATCTATGAAGGTGTAAAAAACTTATTTGAAAGTTCTGATAGGGATAATCATAAAGTAGCTATGGAATCAATGGCCAATTGTAATTATTTAAAATCAGCTGTTTATTTATTACTACTAATGAAAGAGCATAGAAGACATATGGCTAACTCAGATATGAAAAATCATATAAACTTTAAAAGTTTATTAAAGTTTTTTGATGTTAATATAAATTATAGTGAAGTATCTTATGATGATATTGTATATAAACTTGTAGATAAAAATATAATGACATATGAAAATATGGCTTTAATTTTACCTGAAGCTATAGAATATGTTAATGATCATGGTGATAGCACATACTTTAAAATGACTAATGTAGAACCTGCAGATGACATTAAGAAGTTAATGGAGTTTAATAAGCAGGCTCAAATTGTTGTACCAGAATTAATTGAAGAAAAACCAATAACAGACCTATGATAGATACTAAATCTAAAAAAACAATTGCTGAGTTAGAGAAAGAGTTTTATGAAAAGCCTTTTGTATTAAGTTATTCAGGCTTAAATAAGCTTTTATTCTCTCCAAAGATGTATTATAATCACTATGTTCTCAATCAAAGAGAAGATAGAATTGACTCACATCTTATTGATGGAAAAGTTATTCACTGTTTGATATTAAATAATCATGAGTTTGAAGATAATTTTGTACTTTTACCATCAAATCTCCCAACAGGCAACTCAAGAATAGTTATAGATAAAGTACATAGCATTTTAAAATCTATGGATCCACAGCCAGCTACAGAACTTACACTAGCTGATTTAGGTGCAGAAGTTTTAGAAATACTCAAAGAGATCAACTTACACCAATCCTTAAAGACTGATGACCAGAGGTTATCAAAAATCATCACAGAGGAAACAATCAGCTACTTTGAATTTTTAAAATCTAAAGGGAATAGGGACCTAATAGATAGTGAAACATTACAAAGATGCAATGAGGCAGTAACTTTACTAAGAGCAGACAAAAAGGTTTGTGAATTACTAGGGTTATATAACACAGAGATGGAAAACATAGACATGTTTAATGAAATAGCTTTGTCTTCAGACACTGCAGGAATAGAAAACATTGGTCTAAAGGGAATTGCAGATAGTATTCAAATCAATAATGATAAGAAAATTATTTACATCAATGACTTAAAGACAACTGGTAAGACTATTACAGACTTCCCAGAAACAATACAGTTCTACAACTACAATGTCCAAGCAGCTATTTACACCCGACTTGTCAAAGATGTATATAAACATATTATTACTTCTGATTGGAAAGTTATCTTTAACTTTATTGTTATTGATAAATATAATCAAGTGTATTGTTTTGAAGTATCTTCTGAAACACTGGCCTTATGGGATACTGTATTAGTTGATAAATTAATTGAAGCTAACTGGCACTACAAGAATAATAATTATAGTTTACCATACAAATTTGCAGCAAGTCAAGTAATTTTGTAAATTTATAATTATATGGCCATAACATCATTGTATAAAGACTATTTTCAGAAGAGTAGGATATTTATGTATCCTATCCTGGAAATAAAGAGGGGAGCAAGTGTTACCCCTATTGAAACTTATCTGAGCTGGGAAAACCAGTATAGTTTATGTGACAGAAAATTAATCTGTCATTATCATCTTAGAGATGATTCAGAGTTTACAGTTTTTGAAAAAGAAAAATTGTTAGGTAACAAGCTCTTTTATGACTTCAAACAAGTTGAAGATAATAAAGGAGTTTATGTATTTGACTTTAATCCTCATGCAGAAGACTGGGATAACATAAGAGCTGGCAAATATTCAAAGCTTAGTCCTAACTATAAGAGAAAAATAGAAAACTTTTATGGTAAAAAGGACTCAAACTTTGCTTATATTGAAAGTTATATGAATCCTGAAAAGTATTACAAAATGTATTCAGAGATGATGGGAGTAAAAGAATCCTTGTTAATGGAAGTAGGAGAATTATGTTCTCATGTGAACTTTAATACAGAAACTCTTAAAACTTGTATAAAAAATTTGGAATTTAACTCAAAATTGACTTAATTTGTGAAAATTAAAACCAACTAGAAAATGACAAACTTAAAAACAATGCTGTTAGTAACAGCTCCCTGGTCACCTGATGAAAATACTTTCAGAATGATTCCAGCAAGTAATGATTCTCCTTACTTAGATGTAGTGTATAATAAAGACAAAAAAGCTTTAGAAATTACTTCTACATATAAGAGAAATGAGTATGCTATGTTTGCTAAAGTTAATGAAAATGGTGATCCAGAATTAAGAAAATCTCCAAAGGAAGATCCTGAGACTGGTGAAAAAACTGTTATCAAGCAAGAAAGAAAACTTGCTGAACAACTTCAGAAATATTTCATCTTAGATCAAGCAGAAATCATTGCTTTTGTACAGTTCTTTGCAGTAAATGCAGATAAAGTTGATTATATGCAGCACTTTATTGGTGCTGTTGTTGAGGCTCCTAAGCCTTCTATCATTATGCCTTAATAGTAATATTAGGTTAACCTATAGGGAGTAGAGAAATCTGCTCCCTTTTTTTTACACTATAAGGGGAGACAGCTAAACTGAATATAAATAATATGGCAAAAAACCATTGGGTAATTGACTATGAAACACTAGTTGATTGTACTACCTTAGTAGCAGAACACTATACAGGAACAGAACAAAAGATCTTTGTTATAGGTCATCTAAAAAATGAAATAAAAGAACTTATTGACTTTCTTGTAAGCAACAGTGTAAAGGGAGAATGGCACATATCCTTTAATGGCTTAGCTTTTGACTCTCAAATTTCAGAATATATATTAAGAAATAAAAAGTCATTAGTAAAACTAGATGGGCCAACTATAGCTGGTATGGTCCATGGGAAAGCACAAGATATCATTGAAAGACAAAATATGAAAGAGTTTTCAGAATTTAGTGAGAAAGACTTATCTATTAGGCAGATTGATGTATTCAAGCTTAACCATTGGGATAATCCAGCAAAAAGATCCAGCTTAAAATGGATACAATACTCTATGGACTGGCACAATCTATTAGATATGCCTATTCATCACAGTACTAGTATTACAACTCAAGAACAACTTGATACAATTATAAGTTATTGTATAAATGATGTTAAGTCTACTAAGCAGATTATGAACCTGAGCAAGGAACAGATTAATCTTAGAAAAACTTTAACTCAAGAGTACAATCTTCCTTTATTTAGTGCATCAGAACCAAGGATATCCAAAGAGTTATTCTTAACATTCTTAAGTGAAGAAATGAATGTAAGTAAGTATAATCTTAGAAATTTAAGAACTAGTAGAGATAACATAAAGATAAAGGATATCATCCTGCCTTACACAAGCTTCACTACAGACACTTTTAAAGATTTACTATATAACTTCAATGATTTAATAATAAATGCAAGAGACACCAAAGGAGGCTTTAAATACAGCTTTAAATATAAAGGTGTAAAGACAGACTTTGGCTTAGGTGGAGTTCATGGTTGTATAAGAAGTGGAGTTTATGAAGCAAAAGATGATATGATTATTATGTCATCAGATGTAACTAGTTTTTATCCAAATCTGGCCATTAGGAATAAGTGGTCACCGGCACATCTAGATAGAGATATATTTTGTAACAAATATGAATGGTTCTTTGAAGAAAGAAAAAAGCTTCCTAAAAGTGATCCTAAAAATTATGTATACAAGATTATTCTTAATTCAACTTATGGCTTAAGTAATGATGCAAATAGTTTTCTATATGATCCTGAATTCACAATGAGAATTACAATCAATGGTCAACTGTCTCTAATGATGCTATATGAAATGTTAGCTGAAGCTATACCAGACTGTCAACCATTAATGCAAAATACAGATGGTCTTGAGATGATAATCCCTGCAAGTTATAAAGATACATACTTGGATATTTGCAAAAAATGGGAAGATATCACTCAATTACAACTTGAGCATGATCAATACAGCAAAATGGTAATAGGTGATGTAAATAATTACATTGCAGTTAACATGGCTGGCAAATCTAAATGTAAAGGTAGATTTGAGTTTAACAATCTTGCTCTTCATAAAAACAAGAGTAACTTAATTATACCTAAAGCAATCTATGCATTCTTTATTGAAAACAAATTACCTGAACAATTTTTACAAGACAATAGAAACATATTTGACTATTGCTCTGGTGTAAAAATTAAAGGAGATTGGGAGTTCCAACAAATTTGTGTAGACAAAGAAGGCATACATAAAAAACCTTTACAAAAAACTTTAAGATATTATATCTCTACAGGAGGCTGTAAGATCTATAAAGTAAACAAACATGATAAAAGAGAGATACAAGTTGAAGCTGGGAAGTGGATGCAAGAACTCTTTAATACTTATGAAGAAAAACCTTGGGAAGATTATAACATTGATGACTCTTATTATATAGATAAAATATATAGAGAAATTGATAATATATTACCCAAAATAACACAATTAACTTTATTCTAATGATAGAAAATAAAACCACAGAAAACTTATTTAGTGCACAAGAGAATGAGCATAATAAGGTTACAGGTATAAAACCTACAGAAGTACAATTCAAAGTAGGAGCCCAACTTGATCTTGAAGATTTAATCAAGATAATAGAAGAGGAAGAAGCTCAAGAAAAACAAAAAAAATAAAAAAAATATATGAAAACACTTAATGCACAAACAAGTGAACAAACATTTGATGATTTTACAGCAGTAGGAATTGCTGAAGGCTTTCTTGAGTGTGACTCTCAAGAAGACATGTTAAAAGCTTGGCAACACTTAGTTGATACAGGCTTAGCATGGAAATTACAAGGCTGGTTTGGAAGAACAGCTACAGATTTAATTAATGAAGGTTTAATCAAAGCTAAAACTGTAAACTAATGATTTTGGCTATTTCAGGCCGCATTGGCTCAGGAAAAGACACTGTAGGTAATATTATACAAATGTTAGCAGTATCTAATGATCCAACAGTCAATTGGGAAATAAAAAAATATGCAGGCAAACTCAAAGAGATTGCTTGTATATTAACTGGATGTACTTTAGAACAACTTGAAAATCAAGAGTTTAAGAAATTACAAATAGGTTCTGATTGGGGAATGACTTATAGAGAGTTACTTCAAAAACTTGGTACAGAAGCTATGAGAAATGGTTTACATGAAAATGTATGGGTCAATGCTTTATATGCTGATTATAAAGGTAAAATATCTGAAAATCATAAGTTTATTGATGATGGTAAAACTTATCCTTTAGAATTAGAGTATCCTAACTGGATTATCACAGACATGAGATTTCCTAATGAGTTTGATGCTGTAAAATCTAGAAATGGTATTACTATTAGAGTCAATAGAGATGACCAAACAAAAGCTATTGATGTTAATGCACATTCTTCAGAAAATGCTCTTGACAATCATCAATTTGATCATGTGATAAACAACACTGGTAGTATGTCAGATTTGATAACTAAAGTAAGAGAAATATTAACCCAAAATCAAATAATCTAATATGCAAGAACAGTTAAACAAGGTGGCTAAATTCCACAGAGTATTTAAACAAATAGATGGTACTGAACCTCAACTAGTAAAAGAAGATGATTTCTTATTAAGACACAGACTTATGGCTGAAGAAAATACAGAATATTTAGAAGCTTGTTTGCAAGATGACTTAGTAGAAGTAGCAGATGCTTTAGGAGATCAATTATATATCCTTTGTGGTACTATATTAAAACATGGTATGCAACATATAATTGAAGAAGTATTTAATGAAATACATGAATCTAACATGTCCAAACTTGATAAGAATGGTGAACCATTGTTCAGAGAAGATGGAAAAATCAAGAAAAGTAATGGATACTATCCACCAAATCTTGAGAGAATACTAAACAAATAAAATACAGGCTATCCTTCGGGGTAGCCTATTTTTTTTATCCTTGCCCTACATTCCTTTTCTTATAATTTTTGCTATTTTTGTTCTTAGAAGTTTTGCTTTTTGCTACTACTCCTTTTCTTGTAATCTTTGGCTTAGCTGCCATTGTTATTGATACTTGTACCTTAGCCATTTGTTATTAAATTATGAATGTTATACATTTGTTTTATATCTTCATCTATTATAGATGATAAATTATCAGGTTGTTGTACAGCTGGAGATAGTCCAGTGTCAGACATTCTTACTCTATAGAGATGATGTCCAAGTTCTATTTTATCAGTACTTCTAATTTCATATACTTTTAAAGTATTATCAAGAACTGCTTTATTTTCAAGTATTTTAGTTATTACTTCATCATCTACTCCATTAAGTTTAAAAGGAGCTTTATTAAATTCAGTAACAATATACTTTGCAAGATCTCTTGAAATAGCATAGCCATCTCCCCATACAAATTTATTATCTAAAGAATAAGGATAAAGCATTCCTCCAAAATATTCAGTTCTAGGTTTAGTGGCTAGTAAATTATATAAAACTTCTTTATTTATGTAAGTAGAGTTATCAGTTTTAAATACATAATCCCAATCTTGTTTTAATAATAGTCTTAATGATTTTGCAAAAGATTTGTACATATCCACCCAACTCCAGTTTTCAGGAGTATTTAAGATATTACCAACAAGATTTTCATGTTGACCATCAGGTTTGTAGTAAATAGTCTCAACATTAGGATGATTAATACTATCCCAGGTACTTTGTTGAGCCTCTCTTAGTTTTATATAATCTGGCTTATCTATTGACTGTACAAGAATTATTACCTTCATATTATTTCTTTAATGTTCCTTCAAATGATTCAACTGCCTCTCCTGGTTTAATGTTATATCCAGAGTAACCAATCATCTTTAAGAAGTAAGCCCATGATTTATTATCACCTTTATTCCATACACCTTGATCTCTTTTATATGATAACTCATCTGGATCCCAAGTAAAGAAAAATTGGTTAGTAAATTTAATAACCCTATCTAATGTACCAGTCATTGCTGTAGGAGATCTAACAACTCTATAGGCATCAGGAAGCCATATATATGAAGCTGTTTCACTCTTCATCCTTACCATTTCATACAACATAAAATTGTATGCATAATTATCTTTTAGTTCATCATCATCATCATCTGGTAATGATTTAAGTATAGATATTAGAGCAGTACTTGTTACTATAATTGAAAGTTCAGCTATAACTCTTTTCATTTGAGCTTTTTGAAAAGGAGTATATGTAGACCATCCTTCAATCATGTTCCATTTAAAAGTTAGTAAGTCTTTAGCAAATAAATCCCAAAAAGTTCTATAATAACCTTCAGTAAATGTACCAAGTTCTTGATCCATTGATAAATCTTTAAATCTTCTGTTGTACCCTGGTACTAAATGTTTTCTATACATTACAGCTAATCTACTTACAGAATATTTTTGAGATGTACCTTTATCAAACTCATTATAGACACCATGCATTCTTTTATTTAAAGCATGTAATGTATTTTGAAAGTTTTGTCTTTTTTTCTCAGTAAAATTAGTATTTTCTGAAACTTTATAAGCTCCATAAAGAATGTGAGCTTGTAAAAGACTTATTACTTCTCCTGTATTTTTATCAGTAACCATAGTAGCATCCATTAAAGCACACATACCGGATACTTGAATTTCATGTTCAGCAAAAGATTGGTTAAAGAATATAGTATCTAAACTCATTAACTTTAAAGCTGCAGTTCCTGTTACTTTATTACCATACTGGTCCATAAACTCTCCTTGTATGGCATCATAAAATTCAGCAAGTTGTCCTAATAAACTAGTTGGAGTTGGTTGACCAAAATCAGAAAGCATAGAAGGTACAGATTTCCAATAAAAACCTTTACCATTAGCTAAATTAGACTTAGCAAAAAACTCTCCAGAGTTAGCTTCAATAATCATTTGGATATTACCTTGTAAGTTATTGGCCATACCTTTTAATGCATCTAATGAAAGAGATGTTATAGCAGATACAGCACTAGCTGTATTTGTAACTTTACTCATTGATATACCAAATAATTCTTCAGCAGCTTGTGTCTCACCATATACAATCATATTGATAAATTCATCAACATGTTTTTGAGAATAACTTTCTCCATTTTTTTGTATAAATCTTACAATATTTTGTTTATTAGCAAGCTGATTCATCATAGATTCACCACTACTGTTAGTTTCATTAACTTTTCTTGCTCCAATAACTGTTTTAAATAAAGATATCTCAGCATTTACTTCATTTAATGCATGAAATCTATTAGCCATTGCAGCAAATAGTAATACAGATCTACCTAAGTCAAGACTGATATCTTCAGGAGCTAAGCTTTTTTGAGTATAATGAACAGGTATAAACTTAACAGGTAAATTTGATGCATTAGCTACACCATATTGTTGTGAATCTTGAGCTCTAATTTGTGTAGCATCTTTAATATTTTCAACAGCTGTATCAAGAAGACCATTAGTATCAATTCTTTCAAAATTTTCTTTAGGAATATCAGGTAACCTGTAGCCTAACTTTTGTGATTCAGGAAGAAGATCTTGAGATTCAAAATAAGTTTCTAAGTAAAATTGATGTAATTCTCCTTTTGCTCCAATAGGTTTACCATTTATATCATAAAGAGCTGACCATTTTGGATTAAGATACTTATCTGCTGGTTGTGTTAACTCATATCTATATTGAATAGTACCATTTTTAGTTTTAAAAATTCTAGAACTTTCCCATTCATCATATTCTTTTTGACTAATTAAGTTTTTTTCTAAATCTTTTTTCTTATCAGCAATAATTTTTTCTATTTCTCCAATAGGTCTAGCTTTTTTATTTTCAGAATGCCATTTGCCTAATTTTTCATTATACTTATCAAGTTTTTTTTGTTCATAAGTTGTAGGATTTTGACTTAAAACAGGAGCTAAACCAAGTGTTTTTACAAAAGCTCTTTTTGCTTTATTATAAGCAGTCATATCATCTTTTTGTACAAAATGAGGAACTCTTTTAGTAACAACTTCTCCTGTTTCTTTATCAGTATAAGTACGCTCTACAAACTCATATATACCATCATTAAACTCTGCTTTATCATTTCTACTAATTGAAGTAGAATTTGCATAGTTTAAAAAGTATTCTGCCCATTCATTTTTAAGTTCAATATTTTTTACAGTAGCTTCAGTAAGTTTACTTTTAATAGCTTTAGCAAATAAACCTAAAGCAGCATCTTTAGAACTAATTAAAGGATCAATAAGATAAGAAAGAACACTTTCATCAGCTGTAGCTTCAGTTAAAAGCTGTATCATTGAATCTTTATCAAGCACAAAGGATTTAAACTTATCCATTCTTTTTTGCAACTTGTCTATAGATTTAAGTTTTTCATCATCAGTTTTAGAAGTATCTTTTTTAATATCATCAATTTGTCCTTGAAGTTTAGTTACTTCAGGCATTATTTTTTCTGTAATATCTTCTGTTGTATAGTCTAGTAGGAATTCAGCTATTAAAGGTTTACCAATTTCAATAAACTTTTCATTTACTTCATCTCTTATTTCAATAGCTCTTGAAAGTTTTTGTGCAGGAGTAAGTTGTGATTCTGGAATAGAAGGATCTACTTTTGTACTAAAAAATTCCCAAATATCCTTTTTTCTAATCTCATTAAGTATAGAATAACCATTAGCAAACTCATTAACAGCAGATAACTCTTGCATTAATTCTCTACTTGTTAAGTTTTTTTCATTAGCAATAATAGCAGCAAATCTATCTTTAGATAATATAGATTTTTTATAAGCATCATCAATAAACATTGTTATAGACTCAACTCCTTCAAGAGCAGAAAAGTCATCAATAACTTTTTTTAATCTAGCTTGTTTTGATGGTTGATCAGCAACTTTCTTTTTAGTTAAGATAGTGTATTGTGTAGTAAGGTATACCTTAATATCATCTATCAACTTAGAAAAAGGGTCATTTTTTGCTTCAGGCTCTAAGGGTTCTGTTGGCCCAGGTCTTTCTGCTTCAAAAGTTTCAGCATCAACTTCTAAGTTAAGTTCTTTTTGTGAACCAAAACCATCAACTTTTCTCCATTCAGCAAGAGCTTCTTCTCTATTACCATTAGCTGCTGCTAATGTTTTTTTCCACTCATCACTTGATTCAATTGGACAGGCTAGCATATCATTCTTAATAGTTTGTTAATAATTTTATCTAATTCTTCTTGAGTTGTTGCAGCCTCTAAGTTACTAATAATATCATTTACATCATAACCTTTTTCAGCTAAAATTTCATCAATCCTGTAATCTTTAACAGCATCATTTAATGAATTAATGGTAGCATCTCTTTCTTCTTCATTGATAGGAGAGTAAGTAAGTTTTTCTTCATGTACTCCAGTTGTTAGGTTTACATCCCTTAAGTATACTTCAGAGGTGTCTTTATCTACTAGATCATATAATTGCTTCTTATTGAGAATCCACTTATGTGTATTATTCACACCATTATAGTACTGAGCTGGTAATATACCATTATTCATAGCTACTGTATTATTAAAAGCAGCTACAGCACCATCATCAATAAGGTTTTCATTGTCTACAGTTGGCACCATGACACCAAACTTTTTAAACAGCTCATTAGAAATATAAGAGTTTAAATCTTCATCAACCTGAACAGGGGCAGTAATTAAACTTTTACCTATAAACTTTTTAAATCCTTCTATATCTTGTTTAGTACCTAATATATGTATTTGTTCTGGTTCAAAAATATTATATTCAGTACCAGTTTTAGCTGTAGAAATATAAGCATTTACACCTTGAGCCTTATCTTGTTCTTGTAATTTTCTTTGAGACTCTTTACTATATTCATCTTGTGTAGGAAATTGATTAGTAGCTGCAATATTAAACTGTCCTGTATCATATCTTTTAACATTAAATATATTTACAACAGCTCTATATACATTAGGTCCAGCTTTATCATACATTTTATAATCTGGAGCAGCTAAATAAACACCTTCTCCTAATCTACCAGTACCTTTTTTAAATTTATTTACAGATGCTGATGTAGTATGTTTTAAAATATCTTTTACTTGACTATCAGGAAATATACTATCAATATATTGAGAGTATTGTTCTTCAGT